GAGTATTGGGATGGCTATTTCCTGGACAAACTCGACGCGCTGCGTGACGAAAAGGGAATGTCGATCATTCTTCTCGGACACACGAAGGTTGCGCCTTTCAAGAATCCGACCGGCGAAGACTTTGACCGGTACACGCCGTGCCTCCACAAGAAGAACGCAGCGTTTTTGATCCAACGGTGTGACACGGTTCTGTTCGCAACCTGGTACACCGAAGTCGAAGACGGGAAAGGCAAAGGCGGCAAAAGTCGCGTGCTGCACACCGAACATCGCCCCGGTTTCGACGCGAAGAACCGCATGAATTTGCCCGAATCCATCGACATGGGAAACAGCGGGCAGGAAGCGTGGAAAAATCTGAAAACAGCAATCAAGGAGGCGCGGACCGATGCCTAAGAAACGAACTGCGGCCCAGAAGAAACGGATGAGTAACGCGCAGAAGAAGCGGCACGCCGATGCTCGATCCAACGGCGACGACATCACCCAGACGGTCGAGGATGTGCTGTCTGCAATCAACCTCGCTCGTGAGATTCGTCAACTGGTTCCGCCGACATCCGCCATCAAGATCGTCTCCAGCCTGGAGGAAAACGATGCCTGAATATCCTCCAGGGAAATACCGAGCAACGGTCGAGAGCCAGGGATTCGATCGCAACACCAACGGCAAAGAGTATTTCGGCTTGGTGATTCGACCGACGGTTCATTTCACCGATTCGTCGGCCAGCGAAACCGAATTCGTGAACAACCCGTTCCCGCGAACGGTCAAGTTCTGGTTGACCAGCGACAAGTCGATTGCCTACAGCCGTAAAAAGCTGATGCACGCGACTGCTTGGGATGGCACCAGTTGGGCGACTCTCGATCCTGAATTGCCCAACCACCTGAATCTGACGGGCGTCGAGATTGAAGTCATCAACGAGCATTCCGCCGGCAGCAGCAATCCCGACAAGATGTACGACAATTTCGACGTGCAGTTGCCCCGCCAGGCGGAAATGAAGAACGACAGCGGCATCGCCAAGCGACTGGATCGGCTGGGCGGGACTGTTCCCGCTGCAGCCCCGGCCCCGGCCCCGGCAGCGGCACCCGCACCGCCGACGACAACGACAACGACCGTGATCGGTGACGACGTACCGTTCTGATCCACTGACATAGCCCGCTAAAAAGGGCAACACGGTTAGACGCCGAGATTCGACCGGATTCGACTGAATCGGGAAGCGCACGGCAGTAGTACCGGGGCCGCGGCCAAAAGCTACTGCGAACAAATTGCCCGTGAGGAAGTGTGGCACGCCCCCTGGTCCTCACAAGAAGGGAAGTCGTGCAGAGAGGTTTAGATGTATTTCTATCCCCTGCGTGCCAGGGGGGTGCTAGATACCGAGATAGGCAAGGATGTCGATCAACAAACAAGCGATGACGATCTACGCCGCGTACCCGCGAAAGGTCGGACGCGGTGCCGCGATCAAGGCGATATCGAAAGCCTTGAAGATCGTCCCGTTTGACGAATTGCTCGAAGCCGTCGAGATGTACGCTCGCAGCCGCGATGGGCAGGAGCGTCAATTCACTCCGCATCCATCGACATGGTTCAACCAAGAGCGTTGGACCGACGATCGATCGGAATGGATTCCCGAAGTCGATTTCGTGGCCGCATTCGAGACGTTGCGCACATCGATCCGCGAACATGGCGTGATGGGACGGCTCGACGCTGCCAAGACGATGGACGAACAGATCATGGCGGCAGCGCAGCGTATCGGCTGGCAGAAACTCTGCGAGATGACCGAATTCAATCGAGAGCAGTTATTCAAGCAGTTCGGTGCAGCGTACAAGGCTGTCGCCAGGGGGGAAGAATGATCAATAGCCGGGAGGACAGCCCCGCCACCCTGGTCGCCATTATCGTCGCAGCCCGTCGAGCCGGCGATCGCGAGTTGGAACGTGAGTTTCGTAGACGATTGAGGCACCATTTTGGGGTAAAACTGACGTTTGTGAGGCAAACAAATGATCAATAGCCGGGACAAGGGAAAACGCGGCGAACTGGAAGCGGCCAAAGCCTGGTCGGAACTGTTCGGCGTGGAACTGCGACGAAGCCAGCAGTTCTGTGGCCGATCCGATGATTCTGACGATATCGTCGGGCAGCCGGGTGTGTCCCTGGAAGTGAAGCGGGTCCAGAGAATCAACGTCCAACGTGTCGTTGCTCGGGCCGTTGACGATGCCGCTGACGACCGGGTTGCCGTTGTAATGCACCGCGGCGACCATCAACCCTGGCTCGTCAGTCTGCAGCTTGAAGACCTGCCGGAACTGGTGCGGACGCTGTACCTGACGATGGCGGAGAATTAGTTGACAACCGTTACAGAGATGCTCAAAATACCGTAATGACAGCGCAATCATTGGAATTTATCCAAAGGAAGTCATGGAAGACGTTGCGATTCGCCTCACGAAACTTGAAGAGCGAATAAAAACCGAACTGGGCCAGGACGGATTCGACGGTCAGCTATGGCGCACGCTCGACTCCCACTCCCAGCGACTGACTTCGCTGGACGAAACGATCTATCGCGGAAACGGCAAGGATTCGCTGGTCACGCAGATCGCGAAACTTCGCACCGAATTGCGAACCATCGCAGCGGCCCTGGGCGTCTTGATGCCGGTCGTTTTCAAACTTATCGATATGTGGCTCTCGGACTGATTCTCACCAGTCCACTCGCAGCCGCTGAACCGGGATGGGTGCGTGCCAGCGTGACGATCGGTGGTTGTTCCGGGACGATCATCACCGCGGACGGTTACGGCATCTCAGCGGCCCACTGTGCCAAACAGGGCAAGCGAGTCGAGTGGACCGGCCACGACAACAAGACCGAGGGTAAGGCTCGCTGGGTCCACGTCGACAAGACCCGTGACCTGAGCCTGTTCAAACTTGAAGGCAAACCACTGCACTATGTCCCGGTGCCACAACGGCTGCCGGCGGGGCCAATCACCGGTTGCGGCTGGCCCGATGGCAAGGGACCGACACGCCTGGGATTACGGTATTCCAACCGCGAACGGTTCAGCAACCTGACCGGCGACCGTTGGGTCTTCGGCGTCAACGTCGGGCGGTTCCGAAACGGCAACAGTGGTGGCGGAATCTTCATCGGTGACCATCTCGTCAGCGTGATGACGCACGGCGTGGATGATGAATGGGTCTACGGTTGCCGACACGACGAATTGATTGGATTCCTGTCCGATGCCCTGCCGCGGTTTGTTCTGTCCAAGCCGGTTGCTGCCAAGCCGGTGGCTCTTGTCGACGGCTGGGGCGACGTTGATCGCACACGCGAAATCAAGCTGCTGCAAAAGCGGGTGGCCGAACTGGAGTCACTCGTTGAGTCGATTAGTAAACGGTCGCCGGTTCCTGGTCCCCCCGGTCCACGCGGGGAACCGGGGCCGGTCGCCAACAACGATGGGCTGAAGGATCGGCTGATATCACTTGAGGAATGGCGCGAGAATTTCAAAGCGATTATTCGCGTGAAGATTGCGCCGAAACAGGAGAACAACGATGGCAAGTAGTGTTGATCTGCAAGCGTTGCTGGAAGCAAGTGCTGGTGAGCGGTTGGCCCAGGCCAGTGCATCGAACAATGCGTTTCTGCAGATGCTCGATCGCAGCTTCGGCAAGGTGTACGCTGAAGTCGACGCCGCCGAAGCATTCGGTAGCCGCGTACTGATCCAGTCCAAAGACGGTCCATCGGCTTAGTGGACGTACAAGCGGAAGCGGATCGACTGCTCGCTCTTGATGAGAGCGGGCGGGAACGGGAGATGGTCGTCGTTGCCCTTCGTCTTGGCGAGGCGGCGAAACAGACCTGGGCGGAATTGCGTAGACTCGACGAGGAGTTTCTACATGGTCTCACCAGTTTTCGAGAGGGGAATGTCGGCCCACTTGAAGGGCCGGAATAGGTTTCTCAACATGTGGATGCACGACGTGGCAGCCCGACTGCAGATCCGCCGCAAGGCACTGGCTCGCGATGCCGGCCTGGACGACAGCTACGACGTGGGAACCTATCCGCCCGAACAGACGTTGATTCAGTCGGGTGGACCCAGCTTCCTGAAAACTGCCTTGGTCACGGCAGCAATGATCGGTCTCGGCGGTGCGGGGGCACTCAGTGCCCTGTCGGTTCTGCCGTCGTCCGCAGATCCCCTCCCGGCGGGGCACGCCGTCGAGACCGTTCCTGCTGCCACGGCCACCGAATTTGACATCACGATCGAAACGGTAGACGGAGCGTTGTCGGTAACCGGCGTCAAAAAGGTTGAGTAATGGAATACTCACTCGTTCGCGATTTATTGCGCAATGGTGACGTACTGGCTTTTCGGTACGATCCGAAGTCATTTTTCAGCCAGTTGATCAGCTTCCGCACACGCAGCCGCATCTCCCATGTCGGCATCATCGTGCGGTTCTATGATCGGCTCTGCGTCGTCGAGGCACTCGAAGGACGTGGCGTAAGAGTCTTTCCCGTGTCAACGCTTCTCAAGCAGGGTCGCACCCTGGTTTGGTATCAAACCGAAATCCCGGTCAGCATCAACCGGTTTGCCATCTGCAACGCTGCCCTCTCGCACTGGGGGCAGAGGTACGCCAGCCCCTGGCAGTTCGTTCGTAGCTTCGGTTTGCTCACCCGCTGGATCTGCGACCGTCTGAAGATCAAACGCGACACGAACGAAGAGCGGTTCTTCTGTTCGGAATTCGTGGTGACGTGCCTGCAGGAAGCGGGCATCGACATCGATGCGGACCCGGCCACGATGTCACCAGGCGATGTCATCGAACTGCCGTGCCTGATGCAAAAAGGAGTCTTGGAATGGACTGGAAGTTCAACGCCAAAATCCTGAGAGTCGTGGACGGCGACACGATCGACTGCCGTATTCGTCTCGGCTTTCATGTCGAAGTCAGAGAAAGACTACGCCTGTGCATGGACGACGGTGTGGGCATCAACGCACCCGAAACCCGGGGTGCCGAACGACCGGAGGGACTAGCTTCTAAGGCCGCCCTGGTGGCCATGATCGAACGATATTGCGAAGACGATGAATGTGTCGTGAAGACCTTCAAGGGCACCAAGCAGGGGAAATATGGACGTTTCCTGGCGTCCCTGGAGACTTCCGACGGGGTAAAACTGTGCGACCTTTTAGTGGAGCAAGGACATGCCGAACGAAAAGCGTACTGACCGGGTGCGTCACGAACCGACGCCGGAAGAAATCAGGGAAGTCTGCGCCGAGATTCGCAAAGGCTGGACCGAACATCAGATCGCCAGGCAAGTCGAAACGATCCCGTGGGAACTGCTTCACGTCAAAACGCCGCCGCTGTTTCAATGACGTGACTGACTTGCAATCGTTGTCGGATTTGGCATAGTCACGTCACAGTTCTGTGAGCAATGATCCTGTCTACCGGGGCAAATCGTGCCAAAGCAAATCCATTCACACATGTGGTTCGTCGAACGGAACAACGACACGACAGGACGACGACGGTTTCCGACCGAAAGGTTGGCACAAAAGTACGCGGAACTGATGGATCGAATCCATGAGGATGAGGAACCTTGCACGATCGTGATGGCCCCGGTCATCGAGATGATCGATGAGACGAAACCCCTCACGCAGCCCGACAACAAGGCAATCATAATCTCGATTCATCGACGTGATATCGGATCATTCCTGCTGCTGACGATCGGAGTCATCATTGCGTGGGGACTGGCGTCTTTCGTCGGATCGCCGTCGATCAACGACGCATCCCAGCCCGGCCAATCCGGCGGCGACGTGGTTCACGCCCGCTGAAGATGTCCCGTGCCCGGGCAATCCGCTGGGACAATGCACGGGTGTACTTGGGGAACTGCCGCGTGCGAATCTCCCGCCCGATCCGTTTCGACCGACGCTGAATCTCCTGGTTGTTGCGTCGTAACGCTTCGGACTTGATCAACGACTCGACAGCGGACAGGTCGATGCGGTTGACCTTGAGAAGTTCCAGTTCACTCGACTCGCTTGGTTTCTCGAACGACGGATCTGTCAACGACCAGGCCACCGCTCCGAGATACAACGGCGGCGTCTCGGAGACTGGGGCCGCCATGATTTCCTGCGTGACCTGCGAGAGTTGATCGCGCAACTGGTTGAACGTCTGTTCGTCACCAGCGGAACTTGCCTCCAGCATCTTCTCGCGTGCCGGCATATAGGTCATCGATCGCCACTTGTTCAGGACCAGCAGCTTCTGTTTTTCCTCGTCATCGAGCAGGTGCTGGGTGTGACTGAGAAGGTACTGTTCACCGTTGGCCTTTCGCACCGTCGTTGGTAGCTGCAGCCGGAACCTCGCTTTGTCACCCCGTTCCTCCTGCATCGCGGCCCAACGTCGATCCTGTGTCCCACGCTGACTGACTCGCAGGAATCTCTGCAGCATCGGAGTCGATCGCAGGGTTGTCGTTTTCCACGCCTCCTGGGCGTCGTCGAATGCGTCTCCGAGTATCGGCCCGGCTATCGGGTGGAGTGCAGTGTTGAGTACACCGGTCTTCTTGAACGTCCAGGCCAGCATCTTCCGGTTCGACTCCCAGCCACCCGCCTCCCAGTTGCTGCGGGGAATCACGTCACCCTTGTAGAAACGATCGCGGGGATTCATGCCCTGCGAATAAGCCATCCACGTTCCCGCAATGTCCAGGTACGGGTTGATATTCGGCAGCAC